AAAGATCAAGGTGCTGGAGTTTTCCAACACGTATTTCAAAGACGTTTTCTCACGGTTGCGGGCGATGGAGGAGCACCAGATCCCCGACGACATTTGCCAGCTTTACGTCGATTCGATGGAGTCAGAGGCGAAGGACAGCAAGCGCGGAATCTGGCGGCAGATCGGAAAGCGTCCCAACCATTACTGGGATTGCGAGATCGGAATTACCTTCATGGCGTTTCTTTACAAGTTGGTAGGGGCACCGGAGCCGGAGCCCGAAGAAAGCAGTCATTGACACGGCTGCAGTCTTGTCAGAGGCGGGGCGCGGGGCAGGTTCGTTGAAGAAATTCGCGGCCGGGTTTTTGTTTGATTTATCCGCATGAAATACCCGCCCTGCCTTTGACACTCTCTCTAGTGTGTGACTCCACTCGTTAGCGTTTTACTCAGGATAGCCAGCCTCCAAGGGCGCGGCGTAATCGAGGCCCTTGTGACTGGCCAGTTCGAGATTGTTAAAGGTTCCGGCAAGGTCATGATTTCCGCCAGCGCAACAAACAAGAGCTTTTCATTTCAGGTTGACCCCGCGCTTTCGGTTGCCGTGATTATGACGGCGGCGGATAAAACCCTTTCCTGGTTTGATTCTCACACCACTGCCGAGCTTGCGTCATTTTTAACCCGTCGCGCCACCAACAAAGCGCGAGTTTTCTTTTGCTGATATGGCCATCCTCGATCAATACGGCAACGCAATTTCTTCCCGAACTTTTCTAAAAGCGGCAGAAAATGGCGGTGGCCGTGTCCCATCTGTTCCGCTCCGCGTGCTTGACCCGCTCAAGAAATTGATTACCTATCGGGACTGGCTCACGACATCATTTCTTTCCGATAAACTTTATGCAAATTTCGGCGTCGTCGAAGGCGTGATTTGCCAAAAGGCAATGTTTGCGGTCGGGAATGCATGGCTCCCCGTGTTTTTTGGCGCGGACGAAGAATGGGGAAAGGAAGCTCGAAGGTGGCTGATCGAAGAATGGTACCCGACGTGCGACATTCGCGGCACCAATTACGATTTTGTGACGAATCTTTATCAGCAATCCGTTGCCATTGACCGGGCTGGTGACACGATCAAAATGCTCTCGGAGTCTGACAATGGATGGCCAATGGTTCAGGACATTCCTAATCGCCAAATCGGCCAATGGGAAAGGTTTTCCGCAGCCGACCAAGTTTTAAAAGACGGTGACTATAAAGGACTTATCATGCGCAACGGCGTAATCATGACCCGCAACGAGCGACCGATGGCTTATCGAAAACTCGGCGAGACAAACGGCGAATTTGAAGACTTGGCGGCAAATTATGTTGTCCACACTTTCGAGCCAAAATGGAATGACCAGGCTCGGGGTTTCCCGATTTTCTCTTCCTGCATTGAAGATTTCCGCGTGATTGCTCAATCGGACGAATGGGAACAGCAAGCCGGTTTGATTGCTTCGGCCATCGGGTTGCTCGAATATAACGAGACCGGCGAGGGCGATACATCTGAGGATGACCCGCTCTCTCTGCAATCTAACGACGGCACCCCGGACGGAATGGAAGTCAAGACGATGTACGGCGGATTGATCCGATACATGAAGGCAAGCTCCGGGCAAAAATTGGAGCAACATATTAACAATCGTCCCGGCGCAGATTGGGAATCATTTCAGGACCGGACGTATCGCAAATGTTTAGCGGCGGCAAACTGGCCTTATTCGTGGGGCTGGAAACCCGGCGAAGCGAACGGGACCAGCCAACGCACCGAAAACACCAAGGCCCGCATCGCGGTTACTGATCGGCAATCGCTGCTGGAACCTTGCGCTCGTCGGCAAGTTGGCTACGCAATTTCAGTTGCCATCAAAAACGGAATGCTCCCGGCTTACCCAGGGCAGGACAAGGGCGGATTTCTCAAATGGGGATTCACGAAACCGCCCCGGATCTCAATTGACGAAGGCCGGGATCGTCAACAGCGCCGGGAGGATAACAAATTTGGACTGATTCTCGATTCGACCATTGTTGAGGAGGACGGCAATACCACCTATTCAGATTTTTGCCGGAAGAGGGCAATGGACGTTGCTACGCGTAAGCGGGCGCAAGCCGCAGTTGAGAAAGAGACCGGAATCATTATTGAGGATCGGGAGATGAAAATGTTTACCCCAAATGATATGGCGACCACGACTGACACGACAGAGGAGACCAAGACACAGACTACAACCCCATGAGATTCCAACGCATTCACGAAGCCGTCAATCATCAGCCCTGGTTCATTTCCTCGGCGGGTTATAGCTCAGTCCGGGCATTGCTGGAAAACGCAATGGCAAAAACCGGCGCAGACATCGGGGAAGATTTTGCGGATTTTATCCGGCAGCGTCCAGACATGGCTTTTGACCAAATGACCGGGACAGCGACAATTTACGTTCTCGGCGTGTTGGGGCCGCACCTGTCAAACATTGAGAAATCGTGCGGGAATACTTCGTACGGCGACATCGTGGCGGAGATCGAGCAAGCCAAGGTTGCCGGGGCCAGCCGCATCAACTTTCTTTTTGACTCACCAGGCGGGGCTTGCATGGGTTGCCATGAGGCGGCGCAGGCCATTTCACGGCTCCGGGCTGAGACCAGTATTATCACGGTAGCCTTTACCGATGGGCTAATGTGCTCCGCTGCTTATTACCTAGCCGCAGGATGCACCGCTATTGTTGCGACCGAGAGCGCAATGGTTGGCAACATAGGCGTGATACTCCCTTGGGTGGATTCGTCAGGCGCATGGGAAATGATGGGGCTGGAGTTCGATCCTATCGTCAGCGAGGGGAGCGATCTTAAAAGCACAATGCACGGGCCGAGCCTCACCGAAGACCAGCGCGAATTCCTGCAAGATAATGTCAATCGCATGGGCGGGATGTTTCGCTCCCACGTTTCTGCAAATCGCCAGGTGCATGATGAGGTTTTCCGCGCTGGCTGGTATGGCGGCAGCGATGCAGTTTTGCTTGGGCTCGCGGACGTTGTGGGGGCCTCCCCGGCGGCAATCTGATTTGACACGCCAACCATGGCGTGAACCTACAAGATTTCCTTTCCAAAATCACCGGCCAGTCGGACCGACTCGAATCAGTTGTCGGAAAACTTACGGAGGCGCTTGCAACCGTCGAACTAAAAGACGCTGAAATCTCCGCGCTGAAATCCAGCGTTTCGGATTTTGAAGCTAAGATCGAAACCGCTCCTAAACAGGAAGCCATTGACGCTCTCGAAGCCGAAAAGATTGACCTTTCCGGCAAGCTCGAAGTGGCGGTTGCCGAAGTAGCCGCGCTCCCTGAAAAAGTAAATGCCGAAGCTGCCCGAGTGGTTGCTAGTAACGGACACGCTCCCGTCGAGACCGTGGTTAGCGGAGCACCTGTCGCATCTGCCGAGCCTATCGACCGCGCCGAATTTAATGCCATGAGCCCCGCCCACCGTTTGGCTTTCTGTAAATCCGGCGGCAAAATTTCCTGAATATGGCAAAGGAAAAATATAACGCGCCGAAACAATCCGCTCAAGAAGTCGCGCACGCGCCTGCGCCCGCCTCCGATCCGCTCATTAAAACTATGGCCGAAGTCGAGGCAATGACCGACGAAGAAAAGCAATCTTTCCGCGAAAAATGCGGCATCACTTCCAACCAGTAAAAAACTCCAATCTCACACAAATAAAATACCATGGCCAACACCCTCTCAAACCTGATCCCCGACGTTTACGAAGCCCTCGACGTAGTTTCTCGCGAACTCGTTGGAGCGATTCCCGGCGTCAATCGCAACGCTAAGGCCGACCGCCTTGCCACCGGACAAACCCTTCGGTCGTCCGTTGTCCCAGTCAATACGACTGCGACGTACACTCCGGCAATGAGCGTCCCCGCTGCCATTGATCAGACGGTCGGAAATGTCGAGTTGTCCTTGTCGAAAAACAAGTACGCAGGTTTTTCTTGGACCGGCGAAGAGGAATACGGCGTGGACCAAGGCCCCGGTTCGATGTCCATCCAGCAAGACCAAATCGCCCAGGCTTTTCGGGTTTTGGTCAATGAGATGGAAAACGATGTTTGCGACGCACTTGCCCTTGGCGCTTCCCGCGCTTATGGCACTGCTGGCACTACCCCGTTTGCCACCACTCTCGGAGATTCGGCGCAAGCCAAGAAAATCCTTGACGATAATGGTGCTCCGGCTTCCGGTCGGTCTTTGGTTATCAACACCAGCGCAGGCGCGGCTCTCCGATCATTGGGACAACTCACCAAAGCCAACGAGGCGGCAACCACGATGACTCTTCGCGATGGCGAGCTTCTGAGCCTTCACGGATTCGCAGTCCGTGAATCTGCTCAGATTTACAACGGCACAGCCGGAACCGGATCGAGCGCAACCACTGACACTGCCGGGTACGCTGTTGGCGCAACCGTCTTGACCTTGGCTTCTGCCGGGACCGGAACGATTGTTGCTGGCGACATCCTCTCCTTCGTTGGCGACGTAAACAAATACGTGGTGGTCAGTGGAGACGCTGATGTCTCTGGCGGCGGCACCGTCACCATTGCAGCCCCTGGGTTGCGAATCGCCATGAGCGCGGCCACTAAGGCAATCACGGTTAACGCTACCAGCGTCCGCAACTTGGCCTTCTCGGCCAACGCGCTTACCCTCGCCACTCGTCTGCCAATCTTCCCTCGCCAAGGCGACCTTGCCATTGATAGCGAGATCATCACTGATCCCCGCACCGGAATCAGCTTTGATCTCCGCGTCTATCCTGGCGACGGAATGGTGCTCTACCGCGTTCATGCCCTTTGGGGCTGGGCGATGGAAAAACCAGAGCACGCGGCTATCCTCCTAGGATAAGTAATTCACCCCAGCAAATTAAGACCTCGGCAGCAATCCCGCTCCGAGGTCTTTTTTGTAATGTGACACCGTGCCCTTTGTATGAGCGAATTTTCCGATTTGATGGCCGCCGGATTGGCGCAGACTGTGGCGGAGATTCCGACAAAGTTTACATTTCGGAACAAATCATTCACCGGCATTTATTCAGAGCTTTCTGAATCGGACGTTCTTGCCGCTGGCGGATTTGAGCAAGAGCTGACCGGGAACATTTTGATCCCGTTTTCTCAGGTTCTTGGAGGTGACCCGGAGCCGGACGAAGATATTTTCGTAAACGAAGTCCTGCATAAAGTCGGAAGGCCAGTCACTAAAGACGAGGTTTCCTGGTTTCTTACCCTCGTCGCTCCCTACTCATGAGCAACACATTGGACAGATTAATTGAGGACGGGCTTTGCAGGCTTATTACTAGGCAAATGCCGATCACTGGCGGCGTCCAGGTCGTACCGTATATGCAAGGCGGCGACGAAGATAATGCAATCCTTCCCCGCGTGGTGGTGAGAGCGGAAATCCTAGAGACGCCCGATCTCATTTCGGTAAATGTTTACGAGGTGGCGGTTGAAATCATAACCTACATCGACGCCAAACAGCAAAACTCGTCCAGCAAAGACACCCGGATCGTTTCTGGAATAGATTGTGTGGTGGAGGACTCAGGACTTTCGGCAAAGCTAACGACTAGCACGCTCGCAATTTATGGTGATGTCACCGGGGGCAGAGAGCAAGCGATCGAAGGGAATCGTTTCGTGAGGACGCGCAACCTCACCTTGCACGGCGGGCTTCGTTAATTTGACACCGCCGCAGTGGTATGGCTTCTACTGTCCTCGGCACCGCACTTCCTTTTGGGGCTCCAACCGTCACCGGATTGGTGGTTCAATCCGCTTCTTTTGACGAAATCCGCAGCATTGCGGAAGTTGCTGATGAAGATGGAGACTTTGTTTCCGCTGCAATTTACGCCCCCAAAATCACCGGGACAATTGAAGGGGTGAACAACTCCGAGGCCCTTGCAATCAATGACGCGCTCTCCGTAACCGGGGCTCCCGCTGGCACGTATTACATCACTGCAAAAGGACTCAAGCTCGGCAATACGGACTTCCAACGCGTGACCATCAGCTTGACCTCATGGGGCGGCATCTCAGCTTAAAAATGACCCGGCCCTTCGTGGCCCGACATATACCAAATGAACAAACTCCCGCAGGAAAAACGCGATCAATTTTTTTTGACCGATAACCTAAAGCTCGCCGCAGCAATGACGGCGGCAGGCTTCGGACTGAAAACCGCAATTGAAAACGGCGAAGAAGTAATCACTGGTATTTCCAGAATCATCGCTAAGGGCCGGGAGACGTTATCTTTCCGACTTGAGCCTAAGCACCAAGGAGTGAAGGCGGTGGATATGCTCAACGCTTTCAACAACAAGGTGGACCTGCCTGGCCGCGTTGATGAAATTCTAGCTGCTCGCGGAGTCACCGCAGAGGAGTACGTTTTAATTGCTTTTGACGCAGCCCGCTCCGGGCTCAACAACGGCTCGACGCTTATGCATTGCGGTCGCAATCAAAAGGCGATGATTGCCAAGGAAATTTCTGGCGGTCGAACTGTGATTTATCGCGAGGGGGCCAACCGCGAACAATTGACCGCACTTATCAATCACTCTTAAAAACTAAACCAAAATACCAAATGAACGACGACACCGACTTTCTCGAAGACGACCACGACGCGCCCCAGCGAAGGGCATTCACGCAACATGATTCCATTTCCTTTAATGGAATTGCGCTTTCCCCGCTATCCTTTGGGACGCTGGATTTGCTGCAAGAAACCCAAAACCGATTCTTCACTGGAAGCTCTAAAAATGCTGGCGTTTCGGATGTCATTGGTTTCCTTTTAATCCACCAGGCCGACAAACAGGCAGCAAGGCGGGCGCGGTACATGGCATGGGAAGGGCGCGTGGCATGGCGCGAATTCGTAAATGAATATCTGACCGAAAACGGAGCGATCCTGGCAGACATTTCCAAGCTCACCCCAATCATTCAGAAAATGTGCCAAGATTTTGCTCGAATCCAAACCAAGTCCACAGACGCACCGGGGCCTAAAAAAAAAGCTGGTCGCCGGGTTGGGCAGCGTGGGTAGTTTCATCAATCGCCAAGGAAACCGGATGGAGTTATCAATCAATAATGTGGGAAATTCCAGCGGCGGTTATCATCCAAATTCACGACACGATTCTTTTCCGCGCAGGCGTAGGGCTAAGGTGGGCCGGGGACAGTGTTGACATAGACTCTATATTTGATGGCTAAGACTGTAACAATCGAGATGGACGCGAGCCGAATGGCTGGAGCTTTGCGCGAATTGGCGCGAGTTTCCGGCAAGGATTTCCGAACAGTCGTTAGAAACGAAACGGAAAAGATTCTCGAAGGGGCGGCTCGGCGTACATCAATGGCGCAAGCCAAAGACATTAAAGCCGCGCAGGAAGCGAAGGGATGGAAAAACATCAACGGGAAACTTTACAAGCTCAGCCACAAATACCCAGACGCAACCTGGGCAATGATTAAGCGTGAGCAAAAACGAAGCCTCGTCGAGAAGTTGAAAGTGCGGGGATTGGCTCGCAAAATCTGGCTGCAAATTGCGCAGGAACTTAATTTGACGATCAAGGTCGCCGGACAAGTTCGGAAGGCAACAACCAAAAAGGGAGACTACCCCATCGACGCAAGCGGCAGCGAGACCGGGAGCGGATCGGGATACACAATCCAAGGCACGTCTCTAAGAAATTACGCTCCCGGAATCGTGCGGGCATTGTCTGGCGCGATCAGAGGCAGACTTTCATTCTTCAAAACAAATATGCGGAAAGGCGTCTTTAAGAAAGCCAAAGACATTGCCGCAAAATATCCGGGGCTATACGTCAATGGCCGTTGAAGCACTCAGTTTCAAAATAGGGGCCGACACAAAGGCTTTTCGCAGCGGCATCAAGGGCGCGATGGGGTCGATTGCGGGAATGGCTGCCGCCTTTATTTCGGTGAGGGCAGTCATTTCGTCATTTTCCGACGCGCTCGACATGGGAGGACGGTTGAACGACTTGGCTTCCAGCACGGGAGACACGGCTGGCAATCTGGCAATTCTGGAAAGGTCGTTTCAAAATGCAGGAGCGGGAGCTGAGAAGGTTGGTCCGGCTATTGCAAAAATGCAGAAGTCTATCCAAGACGCGTCCGAAGGAACCGCCGAGGCGGTTGACGCGCTCGCGCTCATGGGCCTAACCGCCGCCGACCTGGAGGGCAAATTACCCACGGAGCAAATGCAAATCCTGTCTGCCGGGATTGCTGCAATTGATGACCCGACACAAAGAGCCGCCGCAGCCATGGGCGTTTTTGGAAAGTCCGGGTCTAAATTGCTTCCGCTCTTGAGAGATTTTGATGGGCAAATCCAGCGATCAAAAGATCAGCTTGGAAGCCTGCCTGACGTTTTGGATAAATCAAATCAAGCGTTTGATGATTTTGGCGATGGTTTTGCTGCCATTAAAAGTAAAGGCACAGAATTTTCTGCTGGGCTTCTTTCGGAAGTTTTGCCGTCTCTAAATAAGCTTGTTGATACCTTTGTAAATTTGGATGCGGCGGGTTCAGGTTCTGCGTTCGGAAAAAGTTTGATGAAATATATCGAAAGCCTTGATGCTTTGGTGGCAAGCATAAATGAGGTTGGGGCGGCGGATACATTAGTTACAGCATTCAACGGAATGGTTCCAGCAATTGACGGCGTGAATACTAGCGTGGAAGAAACTAAAATATCTTTTTTAAGAATGTTTGCGGCAATCCCAGGTTTTGCGCCGTCAATAAGCCTGTTTAATAAATTGATGGGCGCGACCGACAATCTGGCAGACGCAGCGGCAAATGCCGTTCCGCCGGTTGAAGACCTTGTAACCGCTACTGGCGACGTTGATCCTGAGCCAGCGGCGAAAACCGCCGAGGAAATGGAGGCGATTAAGGAGGCCGCAGATGAGGCGGCGGCAGCAATCAAAGGAGTCTCGCAAGCAACTTCTGAACTGGACTCTGCCCAGACTCGACTGGCGGCAGCGAAACTCGATGCTGCGACTGCGGAAATCGCTCTCTTGCTGGAATCCGGGCGACTAACAGAAAAGCAAGCTGCCGACGCAAATTTCGGTTTTGAAAAAGCCAACCGTGAGATCAAGATTCAAAAAGAAAAGCTGGAAGTGCTCGATGATATTGACGCAACTCGGAAACTTGCAAACGACGCCGAGAAAGCCGGAAACGATGAGGCGGTGAAATCCTACAACGAAAAAATTGCCAAGTTGAAGGAAGTTTTGTCGACGCTGGATCAACTTAATGACGAGCAAAACAAAGCTGCATCAAGCGGATTGGCCGAAGGGGATGCAGCAAGAGCTAACGATGCAAGAAGAGCGGCGGAAGCGGCAGGCAAAGAAATTGCGGACAAATTTATTTCCGATAGCGGCACAGGCGAAAGTTCGTCTGATTTTAGCGATAGCAAATCCGATCAACCGTCAATTCGTCGCCAGCCGCAAAAAGATAAAATCACAAACAGTGGGAAGTCCGCAAGGCAAAAGCAAATTGACGCTGATCGGGATATACCAATGGCCGACAGGACAAAGGGCGGCACTCTTAGGGAAGAGCTTGATGCGCGAATGGATGCGATGAAGGGGGAGTCTGAAAAAAAGAAACAAGCCGAAAAGGAAAGCGAAGGCGAGAGCAAAAAAGGCAAGGGGCCAGACTCCAAAAAGCCAGAAGCGCAATCCATGGAATCAATCGTAACCGCGATCAAGGCAATTCTTGAAAAAATTGAACCCAAACTCCCGCAACAGGTAATGGCATGAACAACGGCGCTAACATCAAATATCTAGGCGCGGACACGCTTATCCGGCAGGCCGGGGACAAGGTTACAACTGGACAATCGAACCTGACCGAGTTGCAACGGCGATACGCTATCCGAAAAGATAAGATTAAGGACGCCAGGCAGGTCTTGCGTCCGGGCTACAGGGCGGAAGGATACGCAAATCTTTATTTGTTCAATCCGCCAATAGAGACGCAAGACGCAACCCACGTTTATTTCGACTGCGTTTTTTATGGCGTCACCGGGGTCTCTGAAGGCGGGCGAGGGGAAAGCTATGAGACATTAAATGTAACGATTGAAACTACAAGAATAATCAGGCCCTTAGGCGAAGTTATTTCTCGCACAATCCCAACTCATCGGTATTTTTATACAAAGCAAGTTAATGCGCCATTGCGAAGCGTGAAAAGAATAATTTTGGAACCAATAATATTTTCATCAGATGATCCCTCTTCAACGCTACTTCGTCTTCTTCACGTGCGCGGCAACTGGCAAATCATTGATACTGTAATATCTAATTACGGACAATATGAAACCGTAATTGAATCATGGAAATATAACGTAATAGGGAGAAATAGCGTATCATAATGGCTGAGCTATACAAATTTCAGGACAAGGTTAAGTCGCCGGAGGGGCGAGTGAAGCCAATTGTGGCACGCGAGATTGACGAGAATTTCACGGCGGTCCGGCTCAAGGTTGCTTCACCGGTTGAAGCAATGTTTACGATCACCCCAAACTTTCCGCTGAGTGACGAGTTAGGCTTCGGGTTTGATGTCCCGGCCACCGGCACGTATGTTCTCGGGTTTATTGATGGCGTCTTTACCTTGCTTGAAACAGAGGCTTGCTAGGCTATGGCTACGATCAAGTTATCTGACGGAAAGGTTGTCCTGAAAGACGGGAAGGCTTCTTGTGAGTGCTGCGGAGGTTGCTGCATGTATCCGGCGAAACCTACGCCCCTTGGTGACTTATTAATTGCAGAGGATTTGCCGGACGCAATCACCCTTCTTGGGGTCGGCAGCTTGTCGCGCTCAGGGACCAGCTACGGCGACACGACAAACGGAGTGATTTTTGAAACTGACACGTGGGCGAAATATGTTGGCGGAGTCAGGACAACTCAAGCCTGCCTGATCGGGGGAGACGGCAACCTGACGCCGGGAGACAATGCCGTAGAGGATCAGTTTGCGGCAACTTATATCATTAGGCTGGTCGACTACGATGAAGTTCTTGAGGAGGTGTTGGTTCACAGAGTGTCATTGTGCCGATGGGAAAACGAATGGTCTGGGTTTCTAAGGTTCAATCCTTATGATATAGGGTGGAGCTGTTTCGGGGGCTTGTTTGGTGAAGAGCCAGGTGCGCCGGAGTATGGTTGGGGCGGAACGATGGAGAAGAGATCTTTTTGTGGGCATCGGGCAAATTCCCCGATAGGTCCCTATTGGTTGTTTGACTGTAGGGTGTTTGAACGCTATTTCGAAGTTATATCCGCATGACCTGCCCACACCAATCCCAGCCACCCGGCAAAGACACTGGACGCCGACTTTGTGCTCTCCATCTCTACGGCGGCAAGCCTTACCTTGGACAATGCCAATCATGCATCGCTGCCGGGAATAACACTCAAGAATTCGCCACAGAGCTTTTCGCAAGAGCCGAGAGAAGCCACCCTGCAACCGCTCCAAGGGCCAGCGGCTGTTGCGATAGTGCTCTCAACACGTAATCAACTTTGACACCAGTCCGCTAGTAAATGGCTCGCAAGTTTTTCATCGATACAACCGACCTTGCGTTTGTCAAGTCGGATACAGATTCCGGCAGATTGCTTCCGGCGGACTTTTTCAATGGCGACTCTGACACCGTTGAAGTCCATTTCTTAAAACAAACGGGCATTTTTGGCCGGCCGTATTCGTATCTGGATAAATCCGGTGCCAGCATCAAAGTTGGGCTCGGCGATTTGCGGGCAGTTCCCACCAGCGGCACCTGGACAATCACTCTCAGCGGGGACACAACCGCCGCGCTGGCCTACAATATCACTGCGGCCGCGCTCTCCACGGCGGTCAATGCTCTGGCATCTGTCACCAGTGCGGGCGGCGTCACCATCACCAAATCGGCGTTCGGTTCGCGCTACGCCATTACATTCGTCACAGCGGCAGCACAGGCGGCGTTCACCGTCACAGACAGCTCGCTAGTCCCTGACACCACTGCAATCGTTTCTGAGCGCATTGCCGGGTCGGGGTCAGTGCAGGAAGTTCAGGAAATCTTTCTTTCGCCAGATCCCGTCGCGCTCCAAACCAGCTTTACAAACCTGGCCAGCACCGTCACCGCTACCCCGTCCACAGTCACTGCCGGGACATTGACGGCCAGTGAGGTCCAGCAAATTGATTTCGCGCCCGCTCCAGTTGGCGGAACTTTCTCCATTACTATCCCTTCGGATACGCGCTCCGTCACGGCGGCAGTTGTTGCGGGAGTCTTTACCACCACGGCCAATCACGGCTTTGCGGTCGGCCAGCCAGTAGTCGGCACGGGATTTACTAACGAGGCCAACTGGACAGAGGGCACCACTTATTATATTGTAGCGGCACCGTCTCCAACCACATTCACGATTGCAGCCACTTCAGGCGGCGCAGCGATAACCACAGCCACCGCCGACTCGGGAACTGGCACGATCACCACTCCCGCGCGGACGACCGCCGAAATTGATTTTGACGCTTCCGTCTCCGCAGTTCAAACCGCGCTCGTTGCTATCGATACTATCGGGACCGATAACGTCAGCGTGAGCGGGACCCCTGGCGTCGCGTACGTCTTGAGCTTTACGGGCAGCAAACAAAACGCAAACTTTCCGCAAATCACGGTCGAGGACGCAATCCTTTCCGCACCGCTTGGCAAGACCGGGACATTGACGCTTTCCACCTTTTCACTTCAGGACCTTTTTGACGTTAGTGGGGCCAGCGAATTGACCTTGGTTTTCGAGGTTGAAGTCACAGAGTCCGGCAAGATCCAAACCTATTCCGCTTCCGTCTCAATTTCTGAGGACATTATCAAGGCTGGAAACCTGAGCCCAACCCCGGTTCCGGGCGTGGGACGATACGGCGCGGAAGCCATCGGGAGCGGCGTATCAACATTAGACGTCACCTTTTCCACCGCGTTGACGGTTGCGCCGACCACGATCATTTGCACCATCGAAGCGCCTTCCGGCGAGGGTTTGATTTACGCAGCCATCGAGGCCGCAAGCATTGCCACTACTGGCTTCACCGCCAATTTCTCCGGCCCCACAGACTCAGCCAATTACCTGCTCCATTATTATGCAATTGCCTAAATACATTCTCGCCATCCTTTTCATTTCGGGGTCCGTCCATGCTCAAAACAACATCTCGTCCCCGAAATTTAACGGGACCGCCACGGGAGAGCTAACATGGACTGGCACCAATGCCTTTACCGGGATTACCACCATCACCAGCGGGACGCTCGCGCTCACGACGATCAACACCGGCACGATCAGCGGGGGGACTCTCACGCCTGTCACCGTGACTGCGAGCGGCAACGTGACTGCGACCGGCGACGTGGATGCGACCAACGTGTATGCGGAAAACAACGTGAATGCGACCAACAACGTGAATACGACCAACGTGAATGCGACCAACGTGACTGCGACCGGATCATTTAACGGCAATGGCTCCGCGCTCACCGACATGACCAAATCGCAGGTTGGCCTCAGCAACGTGGACAACACCAGCGATGCCACAAAGGACGCTGCGACGGCAACGCTCACCAACAAGACCCTGACATCTCCGGTAATCACCACCCCTACGGGCCTCGTCAAAGGTGACGTGGGGCTCGGAAATGTGGACAACACATCCGATGCGGCCAAGCCTGTCTCCACCTCAGGTCAGACCGCGCTGGATCTAAAGCTCGACGACAGCCAAGCCAGCGCCTTCGGCCTAAGCCTATTGGATGATGCCGACGCAACCGCCGGACGGGGCACCCTCGGCCTCGGCACTCTCGCTACGCAGGACGGCATTTTCTCCGGCACGTCCTCCGGCCTCAACACCGGGAATCAGACGCTTGTTGGCCTCGGCGGTGTCGCAGCAGCCGGGGGCACCATCACCAGCGGGACGCTCGCGCTCACGACGATCAACACCGGCACGATCAGCGGCGGGGCGTTTATCGGCGACGGCTCCGGGCTCACGGGCATGATCTGGTCGCAGATCGGCAGCACTCCGACGACGCTCTCCGGCTACGGGATCACGGATGCCTTGCCACTGGCTGGCGGGACTGTTACGGGCTCGGTCCTAGTCGATGGCAACACGACCCTTGGAGACGCCAGCGGAGATTCCGTGACGATCAACGCGGGGACAGTCACCACCCCCAACGCCTACTTCCGGCGCACGAAGGCCGGTCTCACGTGGCGTGCCGCAAAGATGAGCACTTACGGCAATGCAGCACTCACTGTCACCAGTGCTTACACCGCCCAAGTCGTGAGCTTCGCTGACGGTGCCGATAGCGCGGTCCTGGAAGCCGAGCTTAACCCGGCAGAATGGGCCGGGAAAACGGTCAAAATCGGATTGGTAGTGGCAGTTAGCGGCACCAGTGCCGGCAATCTGAGGCTCCGGTTACGAGGCGGATGCCTTAACGCCGCCGCCATCAACGGGAGCGGTAATGGCGGATTTCTTATGACGGCGGGAGGAAACGCAACAGCCACCTTCGGAGATGGCGCAACGGGAGCAGACTACGCCGCCCCGACCACGGCGGGCAATCCCCTGTTGATCGAATCGGCATCCGTGGCAATCCCCTCAACGGCTGTGCAAATTTTTATTAGTGCCTATGCCATCCGTACGAACGGCGGCGACACCAACACGGACATCCTTTATCTGCAATCCGTCCGCGTGACCGAGCAGTAAGAATTTATGAAAAACCTAATCCCAATCCTCGCGGCCCTTGCGGCCCTCACCCTGCACGGTCACGCTCAATCTCTCCTGACCACAGAGCCAGAGACGCAAGCACAGCGGACGGCGCGCGAGTTGCTCATTGCGCCCGCTCAGACTCGCGACGCACTCCTTAACCAACTCGACGATGCCAGCCAGCGACTATGGTCCGCGCCCGATCCCGCTGCCGTGCTGGCCGCGCTGGGCGACAAGGCCGCTTCGGTGTTTGCTATTAATCAGGCATTTGGCGAGCTAGTGTCCGGGTTCCTCACTGCGCAAGGGGACGCCGTTGGCCTCGCTCGCCTCGCCGCCATCAACGGCCGCATTCCCGCCATCACGATCAACGAAGACGGCACCGTGACGATTGATCCCGTGCCGGAGCCAACGCCAGAACCATGAGGCTGAGTGCTCTTTAGCAATTTTATATCATGCCGCCTATCCCCGATCCCACCGACCTTCCTGGTCTCTTTGAAACTGCAAATTTTATGGCCCAACAAACCGACCGCTGGATGTTCGTCGCCATGCTGGTAATTTTCCTGATTTGCGGCGCGTGGATGACTCGATATTTCACGGCGCAAATCCACCAAGCCCGACTGGAATTTGCGGTGCTGAGTAAAGAATTTACGGAGCATCTCATCACCACCAACCGGGAGCTTGCTATATTGCTGGCCGGAACAACTAAAGCACTTGCGGACAACACGCGGGCTCTCGAACACGTCAAAGAAAAATTATGAAGAACACATTCCTCCGACTATGGGCCTGGATTACTGGCTCATCCGTTGCATTATTTAATTTCCTCGCGCCGATCCTAGCATCGTCTGCGGCAACCCTCTTGGAGCAACTCGCGCCCATCGCTCTTGATGTTGTCCTATCTCTTGCAGACAGCAAGGCCACCGGGGAAATCAAGCGCAAGCAGGCCGTTGACGAGATCCAAGCTCGGGCCATTGCTACCGGAATTCAGGCGTCCACCTCGGTCGTCAATGCCACTGTGGAACTTGCACTTCAAAACCTTATCGCACGCGGCAAAATGTGATGAAACCTTGGTATTCATCGCGCACGATTCTTGCCGCGCTTGTGTCCGGCATCCTTGCCATCGTCGCCATCTTTTTCAAATACGACGTGCAGGAATTCGCGGGGCAGATCACAGATGCGGTATTAGCCACGATTGCTCTGGTCTCAATGATCGTCACCATCTCAGGACGCATTCGAGCAAAGGATCAAATCGGGAAAACTATTCCCGGGGGTCCCTTTAATCCTCATGCTGAGATCAAGCCAGGGAGGCGGCCATGAACATTATCACAATGCACGTCGCCGCAGTTATCCTTTCAACGTTTGCATTTATCGCGCTCATACTCTGGCGATTCCCACTGACATTATGAATCGCGGCTTCGAGGTTGACCGCTACGGGGAGTTTCTTGGCAAAGTGCCTGACGATATCCTTCAACTCGTTCCCATCGAGGACCAGCGCGGTTTTTTTACTCAGCTGGTCGAAAACGCAGAGGGCAAAATCGTCACTGGATGGAAAGTTTCAGACAGCGGGATTCCGTATCCGATTTTCTCCGCAAAAATTCAAACCCACGCGACATGGTAATGACGACCGCAACAAACTCTTCGCGTTGGGCAGCCGTTTTCCTCGTCATAATCCTGGCCGGAATCGTCGCCATGACTTTTTCCCGCTGCCATCTCGACCCCGTTTATCCAGACATCACGGCAACCCCTGACCTTTCCGCTCCATGATCGACATCGCCGATTTGCAAAAACGCGTGGGAGCTAACCCAGATGGGTTCTGGGGACCGAGATCCACCGCTGCCTGCCAAGCTCACCTCTTGGCAATGATGCCGCAGCCGAACCCAGCACCCCGCTCCGACCAGAGATCGCTGACGGCGTTTTATGGTAAAGCGGGCGACGAATCGAAACTCGAACGGATGCAATTTCCGATCCCCATGTACTACGAGGGACGACCAGTGAATTTTACAAGGGTGCATCGGGAGTGCGTTCCGACGCTGCTCGATGTCTTTACTGAGATCAAATCCCTATATGGCAACAACAAAAAGATCATGAAAGCCGCTACAACCTATGACGGCTGTTACAATAATCGCCTCATGCGGGGCGGCTCTACGCCATCCCTCCACGCTAGAGGGGCAGCCATCGACCTCGACGCAGGAAACAATGGCAACCGCACTCACTGGCCGCTCGTTGCCACGATGCCGATTGAAATTATGGAAGTGTTCTCGCGTCATGGCTGGTTATCAGCCGGGGCGTTCTGGTCAAGGGATGCCATGCATTTTGAGTACACCCATTGATGCCCCCTTCCGGCCTCTTGGCGACGTTTGAGCCGTTCTCGTTTGCTGCGAGTCATTTAGGGTCGGTTTGCTTGTGCTGCGTTGAGGTTATCAAGGTGTTAGCTGAAATAAAGGCGTCGATGCCCCCGATGATTGACGCTCGCTCCAAAGATTCATCGGCATGGTATCCCCTCCGGTCAGCGAGAAACATTCGGCAGTGCCTCATTACCTTTTCCGCGTCTTGCGCCATCCGCTTGGCATCCTCGAACCGGACATATTCTCCGTCGTGGCATTGCTCCATCTCTCCAAGGCCAGTTCCGCCTTGGTCGTATCGTTGTATTGGGTCGTATCGTCTCATGGTAAAAAAACCGCTAACAGTCCATTGCAGCCAAGCCCGTCCCGCGTCCACTCAGATTTTCCGAGTCGTTTCCGGGCTGGCTGACTGGTGTGTTCTGTGAATGAATATATCCCCAGTTCTGGCGGTCATCGTCGTCCCATGTGCCGCATCCATTGCCGCAGGTCCGCACGCCCGCAAACCTCGGACCACCTCCTAGATCGTGGGCAATCGGGGGTTTTGCCCCACATCGGGGGCAGTCGATTAAAATCCGCGAACAGTCCATTGCACCCAATCCATCCCCGTCAAGACTTGGGGTTTCGATGGGGTTTTCACTTGTTTGATTGTCGCTTGGTGTATTCATGATTTCTTTTGGGATGGATTGGTGATCGTGGTGTTCGGAAAAATATGAGGAAAGACTTCGGCCAAGAGTTCCCGCAGCTCTGGGTCTCTGGTTTTCATGAGCGCCTTCCGTAATTTTCTGAGAGCGGCAACCTCGATCATGTAGATCGTGCTTTTCCCCACCCCACAGAATGCCGCGATCTCTTCGAGGGTCCGGCGTGATCCGGGAGGCGTGGTCGCCCATGCTACCGCGATTCCAATATCTATGTCGGACTTAGTTTTCATTGGTTTCTTGCTCCCTTGTGGCTGACTTTTGCGGTATGCGCATACGCGCGGACCGCACCTGTGCCGTTGCAGTCTTCGCAAGTCGCGCCGCGTACTTCCCATTCTCCGTCTTTATTGGTCATCTTGATGGCGTTTACCTTGCCTGTGCTCCAGCATTTATGGCACACCTCCGATGCCACGCTGATACGCATACCAGCACGATCCACCCTCTCGACATTCGCGGGACTTGACCTTTTTCGCTTGTCATTTATTCGCAGCTTGTGGCCGCAGTCGTGGTATTTATCAGGCTTTGCCATGCGGATCGGTGATCGTGGCTTTCGCCTTCGCATTTTTGATCCCGGCCTTGCGGATCTTGGACATTGCGGCGGATTTTTGTTCCGCAGTTTTCCCGGCCCATCGCTTGATGGCGGATCGTTTTTGCATTTCGGTCGCGGTCATTGGGCGAAAAGGTAATAGCTCCGGAAATAGTAACGTGAGCTTTTCCAGCATGGGGCCAGGTGGACGTATCCGGAGCCAAATCTGCCTTTGTATGGTGCCACTGATCCGGGTCCCTTGCGACTCACGTATCCGCGGGCCAGGCTGGTGTGGGATTCGATGAGTTGACCGCTTGCGACGGCTTTTCCGATGTCTGATGGTGTAGTGATGTTTTTCATTTTTTTGGTTGGTTGGTTGGGTGCAGTTAATATCCTCGGCGGGCGACGGACGCTGCGCGGACGCCAATGCGGCGCATGATGATCTCGCGGGCCTTGTCCTCGTTGGCAGCGATCCAAGCGAATGCGGCCTTGTCGGCCTTGGCGTTGTTGGCCGGGGTTGGGCAATCCTCGGCCTTGGCGAGCGCATTGTAGGCGTCGTTGGCTTCGGAGGTGCAATCTTTGGAGTCGATTTGCTCGGCCACCATAACGGCGGACATTTGAGCTTCGGCGAGGAGTTCGGTGATGTTTTTCATTTTCGTGATTGGTTGCGGTTCCGGTCAGGCGTAGCGGGCGGTTTCTTCGGCGATCAATTGGGCCTCTACAACGTGTATCAACTCCCACAATGGCGCTTGCTGGATCAGGAAACACATTGCATCACCGTCCCCTATTGCTGGAATCATGAGGTACCATTTAACGAGCCGGGCGGAGTCCACTCGAATGATTGCCTTCATGCCGGGTAGAGTGGCGACGGTGACGGGGTTTTTGTAGCGGAGTTTTGCGAGTGGTATTCTTTTCATGAGATACATATAAACGTGACGTTGCGCCAAGTCAACGTTTATTTTTCATTTATTTTTCGGGACCGATAACCGGAGGGTGCCGCGTTGTTTCCGTGCTGATTTGTAGCGGGGGTCGTTGCCAGAATTCGCTCTGAGAAGTGAGAAAGAAGAAGAGAGCTAAAAAACGCAATCCCCCGCCCCCCTTACGTGGATTGTTAAAAAACCGCAGCCCGATCCGTGGATTTAGGGCTGATCGTTTTTCAACTATCTGTGACCGGGGCCGTGGTGTTTACCTCCGCGCCGAGAGTTCTTGCCCGCGTCCGCCCTCCCAACGGAGAGTTGACCGGCTCAGTCCTGCTGGGATCTTTGTCCGCCCTGTAGGTAACAGGAAAGAAAAGCCCCGCGCTGGTAGGAAAAGTACTCAGGCGGGGCAATTTCAAGAAAGTGACTCGTCGTATGATTCTTTTCCAATCATCGAACGTCGCCAATCTGCGCGATTGACCTAAATTTGTCAAATCTTTTTTTCAGTGGCAGCAATCTCCTTGGCTTTGCGCTTCGCCTCTCTTGCCGCCAACATGGCCTGCGATTGCCCGGTGGTTAATGTCCTGCGGCTCTTGGTGCCGCCTTGTGAGCCCCATTTTTTGAAGTCGTTCGTGGTGTAGGTTTTCATGATATTTTGGTTATTGCTGAATACGTTTCTTCCATTGCCATTATGATTTCCGAGGCTGGCACAAATACGGCCTGTGACTGCCAACCGCCGCTTGTTTGCACGTCCACTTTGAAGCGCCCCATCCAATCATTAATCATTCTGCGGGCGGCCATCCTGAGTGACTGGAACGGAATCAAGAACGCCAACTCACTGTCCGAAGGGTCGAATGTGTAAAGAATCATGTGGCACAGCTTCGCCTCGTCTAGCGACCATCCGGCCTTCCCCGTCCGCGTCTCAAACTTCCCCCCCGGCATGACTGACCATTTCTCGATTGCTAGTTCCGGCTGCCCCTGCCAGTATTTTGAACAACCTTTTGACCGCGTTTTTGCGTCCACAAATACATTTGCCCCGCCCCTGAGCCGGGCGATATAATCAACGCCCCGCTTGTCCATCTCAGTTGTCGCAGAATCTACGGAAGCGCACCCATCCAAAAGTTGCATTATTGTGGCAGCATCGGTTGTTTGGCGTGATCCCTTCGAGAATTCTAGGCGCTCTTGGAAGTCGTAGGTCATGCTCCCTCCCCCCACGTTTGCCAGTCCTGCCGATCTGATCGGCTGAACATCTCGAGGTACGGGCCAGGGGAGCAACTTTCCACAAGGTCGTAAAACTCGACGGGCTTTGAACTGTGTCCGTTGGGTCCACGCGACGCGCTAAACACGGTCCCCACGTCCTTTCTTTTTAACGGCTGGCTTCCCCGCACACCGAAAAGGACGTGCTCGGTTTGGCCCCGGAAGTAGTTGCCCATTCCGAAATGTGGCTTGACCCAGGTTAGCGCAGTGACGTAGCGGAATCCCCATTTTTCTATGAGTGAAAATCCTTTGGGCAGGCTACGGTTCGTGATCCAGAGATACAGGTGGCAATCGTCATCGGCCAACGGTTCAACGGGAAGGTCCATAAGTTGCGAAAAACTCATGGTGGCGTAATCAGCCTTTGCTCGTCCGAGTTGGTCGTTGTCGCCTTCGTCGCCCCAATCCCACGGCGGGTCAATGACGATGGTGGAAAACTTCGCACCCGATTCCGCAACGTCGGCAGGGGATTCAACCATTGCGACCTTTGCCCGGTTCTCTTCGCGGCGAGCTTCACGCTTGGCTTCTTTTATTTCGCGAAGGGCTTGGGTCATTGTTACAGTTCCCGCCTTCACTTTCGCAAGTGTTTCCGGTGACGTTGCCTTGAGCTTTGCGGCTTGGTTTATGTAGGTGCGGTTTGTGCCGAACATCTCGGCGGCTTTGGCTGGCGTTGAAACGGCGTTGGGATCGCGTTTATCTATTTGTAACAATTTATTGTTACAAACACCTTCGGCTTTCATCGCGTGCGTCTTGGTTAGTTCCGCTGCCTGTTTCTCCCGGCGCTCCTTATCCACGGCGTCCGCAATCACCTTCAGCAGGTCTTCTGCTTCGGTTGCCACGGCTGCACGCTGTCCCGAGTTCAGGTTCCGTCGCTTACCCATTCGCAAAACAAAAAACACGGCGTCTGCATCTGTGCCGGTAAATGTGACAATAGTAGGCGACACGCCAGCCGCAACCGCTGCGCAATGCCTATTCCATCCGTCGAGAATATCGCCCTGATAGACTGTGATCGGCTGCTTGGCGTCGTAACCGTGCGCGGTCATGTCGGCAATAAGCTCGGCCAGTTCGTCGGGTTGCGCTTCGGGGAGAATGTTGTATTTATGCTTTTTCATGCGGGATCAATTTTTGGGGTCATTTGCGAGAATCATACCTTAACCGCGTTAAGAGTCAAAACTTTTTTCGCGTGGATGAGTTTGATTCCTAGCGAGTTATGAAGAACGCGTAAAAAATAATAAGAAATATCTTGATCTATTATTCCGCCATGGTATTGTTTCGCTTGTGAAACAAAAAGCATCGCCCAAAAAGACGCGAACCAGCGTGAGCGTCTCCATCCCGTCACCGCTCCTGAAAAAGGGGCAAACAACTGCAGCCAATTTAGATCAATCGTTCAGCCATTTTGTGACGCGGTTGCTCCGAAAAGAACTCGAATCGAAATGATCCCGGCAACCCACACCTCATGGAAACACAAAGACGGCGAGACCCACCGGGTCGTTTCCTCATCTCCGCGCCGGGTCGTCACCTGGGGCACGAAACATTCTTGGCTCGGGACTCCCTCTCAATTCTTCATGGCTTTTTCGGCCCACAAACAATCATGAAACGCATGAATGGGCGTGACCTCACCCTGAGCCCTGACGGCCATGAGGGAATGGGCCGTGAAACCTTGTCAGACGTTGGGGCTGCCTGCACACGCTGGCTTGAGAAAAATGAAGACGGATACGAAAAAGGCAGAAACTTTAATTTTGGCAAGGGCTGGCGTCCTAAAATCACCAACAAAATCACCAACAAAACTAAAATATCATGATCGAACTCTTATCACTTATCTGCCTGATCGTTGCATCATTTGCGGCCTCCTGCAAAATCACCGAACTCGCCACCAAAAAGCAGCAGGACCTCAAATGGCGCGAATGGTGCGAAAATTTGCGGCATGGAGCCGGGCCAGACGGGCTGGACCGCGACGGCAACAGACCCTGACCCCGAGAATCCAAATCAAACCCATAAAAAAATGACGAAAAGAACAACAATCGAAATCGAAGTCGAAATCGAATACGACTACGACCCAGGCACGGAACCATATATCTCAGGGGCTCCTGAGGACTGCTACCCCGGCGAGGACCCAGGGGTTGAGATCCAGAGTATCGAGTTAGTCCACCAGACCCGAGATGTCACTGGCCAGTTCTCGACCGCTCGGCTCGACATCGTGGACTATATAGACCCGGACATCCTCAGCTCAATTGAGGACAATCTCATCCAAGACGGCCCCAGAGAATAAACCACCAACTAAAACCAAAATCATGAATACAACAACACCGGCGGAAACGCCAAAAGACATCATTGCCGAAATGAAAGCTGCGACAGACCGCGAGGGGATTGAATCAGTCTGCCTCCTCATCACGAAAGGGTCGGGGGGGCCATTCTGGAATGTTTTCACACGCACCGGAAATGCGAGTGGCACGACGCTGGAAAAGGCTATCGACGCCTCAAAGCTGATTGAGGGGACGCGCATCAAAAACCTGAGGGCAGAAGCTGCTCTTATCGGAATGACACTCGTTAAGGAGGAATCGAAATGAGCGCAACCGAGACCCAAATCACTAACGTGCAATTTCAAATCTCCCGCGAGTCGGAGGCGTTTGAACTGGTCCAACGCCAAGCGAAAATGCTGGCAGCATCAACCCTCATCCCGAAGGAATTCCAGGGCAATATGTCTAACTGCGCCATCGGCCTTAATATCGCCAAGCGTCTTGGGGCTGACCCGTTCATGGTCCTTCAGAATATCGACATCATCCACGGTCGCCCAGGATTCAGAGCGTCGTTCCTCATTGCGATGGTCAACGCTAGTGGCCGATTCACCCCGCTGAAATTTAAGATGACGGGCGAGGGCATGACGAAAACTTGCGTTGCGGTCACGACAGACAAGGAAAGCGGCGAGATCGTAGAGGGGCCGGAAGTCTCAATGCAGATGGCTAAGGCAGAAGGCTGGTCGGAAAAGGCGGGCAGCAAATGGAAGACCATGCCTGACTTGATGCTTCGCTATCGAGCAGGAGCTTTCTTCGCGCGAATCTATGCACCGGACATTACGTTGGGAATGCAAACGGCGGAAGAGTTGCGCGACGTGAAAGGCTTCGAGACGGCAAAGCAAGTGCAAGCGATTTCCGAACCGCTTGACCCGTTTACTCCGCCTGAGTTGCCAGAAAACAGCGTCGATATGGAGGACGGAGAATGAATGTAATTTGGGATATAATTCAAGGTGGAGATGATTGGATTGGTATAAGGAAAGGGAAAATTACTGCCTCAAATCTCGATAAGATCATCACCGCCAAAACCTGCGCAATCTCCAAGCAGTCCGACGACTTTATAAACGAATTAATTGAGGAATGCTTTTTTAAGAACCTCCCGTCATGGTCTGGAAACTTTTGGATGGAGTGGGGGAAGGAGTATGAGGCAGAGGCAAGGTTAGAGTTCTCAAAGCATACTGGCCTAGCGGTGAGGGAAGCGGGCTTCGTGATAGGCGACGATCCAACTGTCGGATGCTCTCCTGATGGATTAATTATGGCGGGAGAGGAAATTATTTCCGGTGTAGAGATCAAGTGTCCACGCCCAAAGACTCACATTGGATATATTAGAGATGGCGTTCTTCCTGATGCATATATTCAGCAAGTTCACGGGTCTATGGCAATCACCGGTTTGGATACATGGCACTTCTGGAGCTACGCAAAAGGCCTGATGCCGTTGCATATCATCGTTAAACGAAACGACTACACCGCAAAACTCGGAACCGCTCTAGCGCAATTTGTGGCGAGCTATAAGGCGGCTTATGCCGACGCTCTCCCACGGCTCAAAATTCCCAATCAGTAACCAACACCAAAAACCAAACATAAAAACATCATGAGAAAAGCACAAATCGACGTTACAAAAATCATCAAAGAAAAACTCTATAAGGGTAAAAAAGGGACTTACCTGGACCTGACCTTTTTCGAGAACAAAGACGGGGAAGACGAGTGGGGGAACATGGGATTCATCGTGCAAGACCTTGGAAAAGAAGCGCGGGAAGCTGGCGAGAAAGGGCCGATCCTTGGCAACTGGAAAGAGATCGCAACTAAGAAAGCTCCCGCTGCCAGTCATGAACCTACCACCGAACAAGACGACTCAAAGGCACTCCCGTTTTGAGCAATCTCCGGTTGGGCATCAACACCCAGCCGGGACCCCTTTTTAATTATGACTGAGCGTGATCTAATAATCCTTCAGCTTTACAAAATCCACGGAACCAAAACCAAATCAGAACTTATGCACGAACTTTATTACCGCAACCTTTGCAGCGACCTTTGCCTATGCCTTGACGACATCGCGACTCTGGATTTGTTGCGAGCTTACAACGCTGGACTGCGGGAGGCTAAATGAATATCCGAGATTTGACCGACAAGCAAAAGCTCATGATGTCCACCAAGGACCGGAAATCCTTTGGTAAATCTGGAGTGACATACGACGAGGCTGAAGCGGGTGCCGTTGCCAAGTCCGAAATGGAATTGCAGGGGCAGCTTTACAGTCTGGCATACCGTCGCGGGCACCGGCCCCGAATGCAGCCCACCCGAAAACGCAGCCAAATTGCGCCAGGGATGCCCGACATCGCCTTTGAAATTCACGGCCTGAGCGTCCACTGGGAAGTGAAATTGCCGGGGAAGAATCCGACTCCGCAGCAATACAAATGCCACCGGGAACTGGCGGCGGCTCCGAACGGGGCTATCGTCCGGGTCATTCGCTCTTACCGGGAAGGGCTGGACCACCTGGCTGAATTGGAAGACAGCACCCTAACCGTGACGGCGACCCTAGCGCAGCAACTCGCCGCAGCCAGAGGACTTTTATCCAAGATCCGAGACCCGTTTTGTCGCATGACTCGCGGACAGGTCTGCGAGGAAATCAACCAGGTTCTCGCCGACACCGACGGGAAGAAAACGCTTGCCATATCCGGCCGGACTTGCAAATGATACACGGTGTATATTTTTATACACAAAACTTTGACAAAATGCACTTTACAAAACTTTTTTCTTCAATTTTAGATTCCACGATCTGGCAGGAACCCGCCCACACTAAACTTACCTGGATTACGATGCTGGCCATGGTTGACCGTCATGGTGAGGTCCACGCATCCATTCCCGGCCTCGCCGCTAGAACCGGGGTTTCGATTCCACAATGCGAGGAAGCTTTGACCAGTTTTCAGACGCCCGACCCCTATAGTCGGACGAAAGACCACGAAGGAAAGCGTGTGAAAGTGATAGATGGCGGCTGGGCTTTGCTCAATCATGGGAAGTATTGCGCTCTCCTAAGTGCCGAAGAGAGAAGAGAATACAACCGCCGTAAACAAGCGGAGTATCGGGCAAAAGACAAAGCAAATGCCTTGTCAATGACTGTCAATGACACAAATACACAGGCAGCTACAAATGTATCAAATGCACACATAGTAGATGTAGATGTAGATGTAGATGTAGATGTAGA